TCAGGCTCTGCATCGCGCACGCCTTTAATTTTTGCGATTAATGTTTTTGACTCACTTCGACTTAATCCACAAACATCACGCAGGTAGATTTCGCACTCTTTGATACTGCCAAGATCAGCCGCTTTGACGTTGCTAAACTTGGCCATTTCATTCATAGGGCAGGTAACAAAGCTGTACTCATAGAGAGATAGCTTTTTGAGAATCCGAATGCCTTCGTTGTTGTATTCGCGCTCGTTTACCCAGTACCCAATCGACAACCCTTTGACCGCGCCAGCCTTTGCCAGAACGCGCGCATCAGCCGCCTGTTGTACTTCTAAAATTAGTTTGCCTTCGACGTAAAGACCGATCTCATCTTCACGCATTAGCGTAGTGACACCAATCGGCTCGTCGATTTCGTGCTGCCAACAAACGGACGGGTAGTTAGTGCCAATGCTTGCTAAATACTCAGCAAATGCACCTTTGACGATAATGTCGTCGCCTTTGTCGATGTTGCCAAAAGTAGCGGCATAGCCCGAAAACGTGCCGTCATCGCCTACCGCCTTAATTTGGACGGGCAATGTAAAACTTTTATTCATGTTTATTCCTCAGGAACGTGATAGCCAAGTACGCATCGGCAGTTGATAACATTTGCCGCGCCTCCGCTTGGGTCGCTCGGATATTTCATTTTTGTACCGTTGACGCTGAATGATTCGCCCATTGGGATAATCTTGCCGTTTGTGCTTCTGTGTGAGTCTCTAACCCGACTATCATTTGTGCTAATCCACTCAATGCGAACATCAAGGCCGCTATCTGTTGTGGCCATTTCTGCGCGTGTAAACTGCGAGACGTTGGCCGCTTTGTGTGTTTCTGTTCGTGCGATTGTCATAGCGCGAGATTTAGCGTTATTACCGCCTATCTTGTTCGCTATGGCCTTCGCTATGGTGTTCGACGTGATGTATTGCCCTGACGTATTACTGAGCGTCATCTGTTGAATAATGACTGCTGACGCACTGGCAATGGTTGTGTCTGCTATCTCTGCCGATGTGGTCAGCACGTTAGCGGCTAACACACCTAAAATTTGCGACTCGATAGCTGTATCTTGAGTATCAAAAACCGACTTAATACTGATAATGCCAATGCTTCGGAATGTCTGATTTGTGACTCTTGAAAGCTCGGTCAAGATAACAACTAGGCGTTTTTCGTGGTCTTGGCCAATGCCTTGAAACTTGCTGTCGTTGCCATTGTCTAAATAAGACTTAGCCAATTCATCGCCAACCGTTTTTAACTCGGCCTTAATCTTGCGGAAATACTTGGTTGAGATTTTGTCTTGAGCCAATAGAATCTTGCGAGCGTATTTAAGCTTGTCTATACGCTTAATCGTCATGGTTTGGCCTAATTTATGGTGCAAGTGGCGGAATGTCTGCGCCTGCCATGTCTAACGGGATTTTGTTGCTATCGACTAGAATAACGTCGCCGCCTTCTGTCGATTGATAGCCCATAGCTGCGCGTTTTTCGTCAATGCTAATTGAGGTTAAGCCGTCAATCACTTTGTTTCGTTCTGCCCGTCTTGGCTCTAATGCTGTCACGCCGTCAACATCAACTAAAAGTTGATAATTTGCAGGAATCTTAAAATCTTTACGCAAAAAGTTAAGCAATTCAGACAGCAAACCGTTAACCATGGGGATGACTTCATCCTCATAAAATGCCGCCCTTGCCTGTTCGTAATTCGCGAACGTCTGACTACCTTCGATGCCGACAATTTGCGGAGGAACGCGCAACACCTGGCACACATCGAGCTGACTTAATCGTTTGCCGCTGACAAACTCCATGTCGCGCGGGCTAAAGCTCATGCCCTGCCACTTCAAGCCACCATCCAAAATCATTGGCTTTCCTGAGTTTTTCGCCCCTGCATATTTGCCGTTGAATTGTTCTTGGAGTCGGTTAAATGATGTGTCGCTGACTTCGCTATCAGTCCACAATACGCCGCTTGGAGTCATGCCATTCTCTAGCATAGCTTTATTAGATTTTGCGTACTCGTTTAGCGTGTCGATGCTGTATGCCGCTGAATAAAGAGGACTAAGGCCACGCCATCTAAACAACGGATTGTATTCAGCCCAAATCATTAACTCAGAAAACTGGTATTGCTTTACCGTAGATTCTTCGTAAGTGTCGGACGGCGTATATGAGTATGAAACAGGCAAGCCCATACTAAAAGTCGTAATTTCAAGCCAGTCAGGGCGCAATGGCCATAACTCAACGCTTTGACCGATGCCGATTTTTAAGACATCTCCCTCACCTGCAATATCATGCGAGCCGATCATCTGAGTTAAAAACTTTTCCCATGATTGCATTAAATTCGGCTTATTCAGTAAGGCTAAAATCGGGTGATTCTCTACCGCTTCGCCTTTTTCGTTGACCAAAATAATCGGGCATTCAATAGCTGCTTTTTGCTTTGCCATGATGCAAGCGCGTACTGTTGGATTATCACGATAGCCTTCAGTTGCAAATGCGACAAACTCACGCGCCGACCATGTAGCCGAGTTTCTTTGCATGATCGAACGTATGGCATTAGAGGACTTTTCCTCTTTTTTCCAAAATTGCCACCATTTCGACATTATAAAAATCTCACTTTCGGTTCGTTTTTGTGCGACAACATGTCATTGATTGCATCGCACATAGGGTCTATTTGGTCGTCGTGGTCGTGGGCGTTGTCTGCTGTAAACGCCTCGCACTCTGCAATGAAATCGTTAATGTATGAGGCGTTACTTGGGACGTTGACATAGCCTGATTTGATGTAAGGCGTAACGTCTTGCACGCGAGTCAATTTGTCGATGTTTCGCTGCTGAGCTTTGACTGGAATTTTGCCGTCATGCTTGATGCTTTGAATTAACCCCGTACCGCTTGCCTTGTCCTCAATAACCATCTCACGCAACGCGCCAAGTCCTTCAACGGCTTTATGCTTATTCCAGAACGCAATCGCACGCTCTTTTAGCTCAGGTGCTTCCCACTTCGACCTAATCAAATCTAAGAGGTATATTTTTGAATCTTCGCCATAGCCCCAACACTCAAAGACAGAATAATCATTCTGCTCTTTTGTTTTTTGTGCTGTATCTGCGTATATTTTTCGGTATTTGATGACTGGTAATATGTCGTAACGAACAAACCACTCACCGCGAATAATGTCACCGCCGACAATAATCGGAGTTTGTTGGTATAACGAAAGCCACGATGTAGCGTCCATTAGCTGTTTGCGTTCTAGCAAAAACTCAACAGATTTATGCTCAGGAAATAGCGCTTCGCCCTCTTTTCTGTGCTTTTCGTCTGCTGTTGCTATAGCTGGATAACTTAAAACTTTGACGTCAGGATATTTTTCAATTAGTCGGCCAATGGGGTCGTCAATATGCCAACGAGTAAGAATGCAAAGCAGTGCCGCATCTTCACTAAACCGAGTAAAGAAGTCATCGGTAAACCAATCCCAAACACCATCACGAATGGTTATCGAGTTTGCTTCTTTTCGACCCTTCAACGGGTCATCAATAACGCCTAAATCTAAACCTTCGCCAGTGATCGAGCCGCCAACAGTGGTGTTTCTAAAATATCCTGTATGGTCGCAATACTCTAAAATCTCACGATTACGCAAATACTGTCCGCTTACTGTTACGGAATTAGATTTATTTATTTGTGTTTGTGGGAATAATTCTTGATAAATATCGCTATCATATAGACGTTGTAGTCTTAGATTAGCTCTTACACCTAAACGCTCGCTAAACGACGTGTAAATTGTTCTTAGGTTTGGGTTTTTACCTGCCAACCACGCGATAAAATCAATAACCTGAACTGATTTACCGTGTTGCGGTGGTGCTTGAATGACTAATTTAGGCCGTTTACCTGCCATTAAATCATTAAAAAACTGCTGTAACTCTTGGGCGACTTCTGCCTGCCACCATCCCCACTTGTCTTTCGGGTTTATTAGTTTTCTAAATACTAAAAAGTCTTTGCGAGCATTTCTTATAGAGTTTTCTTTTATTAACTCTAGTTTTTTCCGATTAGTGATTAATGCCAAGTTTTTCTAACTCCGATTTTAACTCGTCGTCAGTAAGGTCTTTTACTTCGTCAACTTTTACATCATGTTTGTTTTCTGATTTATCAACTATCAAGCCGAGTAGCTTGGCCTTACCCATTGTTGCGCCAACCGCTGCACTAGCCTGTGGAGTCATTGCCCCTAAAGCCGCTTGGCGTGCTTCTTCTAGCTCCTTTATCAGGTCATCTACGTTGATATTGTGGCGTTCTGCGTGCTTGGCTCTTAGTTCATCCAACCTCGCCGTAATCTCCACCTTTTTTAATAATTCGTATGCTTTATTATTCACCGACTCAGGCTTCATCTTTTCGCAATTATAAGACTGACGATAAGCCTCAGAAGCGTTACCTAACTCAATATAGAGATTGCAAAACTTCTCTTGCTTAATCGTTAGCTTCATTATTTGAGTCCAACAATAAGCCACAACACAAAATAAACTATCCAGCCAGCGATACACACAACAGCCATAA